GAAGAACTGGTAGTGATGCTGGTCCTCAACCTGCTGGTGGTTCCCAGAAACCTGCAAGTCAGGGTAAGATGGATAGTGGCAGTCGCACTGATCTTCAGTTCCGTAAGGCAGCACTGAAGAAAAAAGAGATGAAGGAAGCATATTCTTCCTGGAGGCAAGACCTCTCCGAAATTATGACTGACGATATCGATTCAAAACCGATTAAGGAAAAAAAAAATATAAAAAATTCGATTAAGATCAATCCAAAACTTGGCGAATCTGTAGAGCAACTGGGTGGTGAAATCCTTGAGATGGTTGAGGTTGATCAGTTTGATGGTATTGTTGAAGAGGTGTTCCAAGATCTTTTAAGTGAGGGTTACAGTGAGCAACTTGTGAGAGCTGCTATTGAAGAAGCAACAGTTACCTATGGCCATGACACTAGTGGGGATGCTGAGGGAATGAGAGACAAACTCAAGAAGAAAGCAAAAGGATTCCTTGGCAAAGTTGCTGTCAAGGCATACAATAAAGCAAGAGAAGCAAAGGCAGCAGCAACACCTGCAGTACAAAGAGCAAAGACATCAGCAAAGCGTGGCATCAGAAAGATGGCACTTAAGGTTGCTGACAAATTGAAAGAAGAAAACGTAGATGAAGCAGTCTATGGTGGTACTCCACCAGAGAAAAAGGACACCCGTATGGTTGTCACAAATGCTGACAAGAAAGCAAATACTCCTGCATATCAAAAGATGAAGGCAGGTGACAAGCGTTACAAGGCTGCTGATCACATGAACGAGGGTGATGGTGATCCTTGCTGGGACTCCCATAAGCAAGTTGGAATGAAGAAGAAAGGCAACCGCATGGTTCCTAACTGTGTTCCTAAGAACGAAGAGGTTGAGGTCTCTGAAGAGGGATCTATGTCTGCTCAAGAAATTGCCCTTCAGAAAAGAAAGTCAACCATCGATCAGATGATTGCTAGAAAAAGAAGACAGGAACTTGACCAGGGTAAAAAAGAAAAACCCACAAAGGCGATGGGTGAAGAAACCGAAGATTCTCTAAGAGATCGTCGCATGGAACGTGGTGGTGTTGATGGCAATAACCGTTACAACAAACCAATCAGTAACACGCCAAATACATTTGGTAAGAAAAAACCAAAATATGATGGTATGTCTGCACTTGAAAAAGTGAAAGCAGATATCCGTGCCAAGCATGGTAAAGGTGCCATCAAAGAAGACGCCAAGATGGCCAAACAGTCGGATGAGAAACTAGCAGCACTCCATAAGCAAGTAAGTTCTAGTGATCAGAGTCTTCCTTCTAATCAATTTATGATGAAGAGAGTGACGAAGGAGATGAATCGCAGAAAGAAAGCGACTTGATATGCCAGCAGTATCTAAAGCACAGCAAAGGTTTATGGGTATGGTCTATGCCACCAAGAAAGGTGACATGACCAACCCTTCACCTGAGGTTGCCCAAGCAGCAGCATCCATGAAGAAGAGTGATGCGAAAGACTTTGCATCAACTAAGCATAAGAAACTCCCTGAGAAGAAGGTTGCAAAAGAAGCAGCAGATTTTTCGCAGCGAGATAAGATTATGAAGAAAGCAAAACCTCTTCATAAACATCTTTATAAAAACCTTCATAAGAAAGATACTTCTGGTGATGTGAATGAAAAAATTGATTATGCTGATTCTAAGCAAATGAAAAAATTTGCTGATGAGAAAAAGAAGCATAAAGAACAAGACAATAGAATGAAGTTTGGTAAATTTTCCAAACGTGCCGAAGAGGCAAGAGATCGTTTACGTCCTGGTGAAGTAAAACGTTATGATAAAGCAAAAGGTAAATGGGTTTCTAATAAGGATTGATATATAGTATCAGTACTTGAGATTTACCATGCTTGCATTTCTACTCCCTCTCGCGTCGAAGATCATCAAAGATGCCGTTTCAAACATTCCTGAGAATGAAGAACTCGGTGAGAAGATGGTTGAGATCTGTCTTATTATTCTTGCTAAGGCAGTTAAGCTAACCAAGACCGATATGGACGATCAACTTTTAGAGGTTGTCACAAAGGCAATTAATGCAAGAGAAGAGGCAAATTGATACTTAGGAGACCATATTACAAGGTCTCCTTTTTTATAAATATCTTATAGCAAATAAATTTTCGGAAGAAAGACATGGCACTTTGGGGCAATAATGACAACCTGGGAAACGCAGGCACAATTACGTTTGATTATACTACTCTGGTTGTCACTGGAACCGGCACCACTTTTGGTGTCACTGGTGGAGGCCACACTGAAGCACAAGTCGGTGATGTTATTCACTTTGGTCACAGAGATGCCAGTGATGGCGGAATCTCTACCTACTTTGGTTCTGCTGTTATTGTTGGTGTTGCAAGTACAAGTCAATTAACGATTGGTTCGACTTCAGGTCTCACCAATTCATTCACTTCGATTGCAGCAACTACCTACACTATCAGTCAGTGTCCTATTTCGTTCACACAGGATCCTGCATATAGTGAGAGAAATACTAACTCCGATACATTCGTCTATGGTATTTCTACCACAGGTTCTCAGACTGCATCAGGTACTGCGTTTGAGTCCGGCGTAGGTTGGGTTGGTATCACAACGTATAACGATCAACACGGAACCTTGAGGGTTAAGAAGGAAATCTTGGTTGCGATGTCTGGTATTCAGACTGGTAACCGTCCTGCTTTCCCTGGCCAGAAATAATTTATATGTGATATATGTTTTTTAATGAATTGAATGAAGACAATTTTCTTCTATATGCAATAAAATATTATGAAAATCCTCAGGCTGTAACTAAGGAAGACTTTGATCGTGATTTGAATCATTTCAAATACATTAAAAGACTACTGAAACGGTATAAGAATACTGGTCAACTCAAGACACATCTTCTTCTAAATCACTTCATTATTCTGTATAATATTTTTGGTGAAGCAACAACTCCTATGTTGTTCTTTAAGATTGAGAGCGATCTTTGGTCATCGATGAAGAGTTTCATCATTTTTCTAGGAAGATTTCCTGAGTATCCAAAGTCTCACATTCATGATATACAAGTCGATATGAACTGTTTAGCAGAACTTTATAGAATCTACGATGAAAAAGAATCTTCTTGATAAAATTATTCAGATGATTCGTGAGGATGCTCCCACGAATGCTATGGCACATGGGAAGATCGCAGGTTCTGCGGAGGCAGGAGATGATCCTCCTGTAAGAAACAAGAAAAGATATATTTACCAAAAGGGTATACGTAAAATGTGGAAGCCTGATGGAAGAAGAAGTTAAAGTCGCAGTTCTAGAGACAAGATTGGAAAATTTTGAGACATTAGTTTCAAGATTAGACTCAGCAATTGAAAAAATTGCAGAGGTAAATAATAACGTGAGTAGGATGTTGGCCGTCCATGAACAACGAATTACGAAGCAAGAAGAAATCGACGAGATATTGTTTGATAAGATCGACAAACTCCGTGATAAAATGGACAGCGATCATGACAACGTTACTCAACGATTATCATTATTGGAACGGAAACTTTGGATTGGCATCGGAGCACTGGGAGCAATATTGATAATTTCCAACCCACAATCTATTAAAATAATCAAACCCTTGTTATCCTCCGCTGAGAGTGTTATAATACAACCAGCGGTTGCCTTTGTGGATGGATCACGTTGACTCCAAGTTTATTGGACTTGTATCTCCTAAACTTCATAAGTTTAAGAGAGTAAAATCAAACCTATACAACTTTAGGTGTCCAATCTGCGGAGACTCAAAGAAAAACAAGAGTAAAACGCGAGGGTATCTTTACGCAGTAAAGGCAAATACTAATTTCAAGTGCCATAACTGTGGTGCTTCGATGTCTCTTAACAACTTTTTGAAGCAGGTTGATCCTGCTGTTCATAAGCAATATGTTATGGAGAAGTTCAAAGGGGGCCATACTGGTCGTAACTTTGTAATTGATCAACCAGACATTAAATTTGAAGCACCCAAGTTTAAGAAGAAATTAAAGTTACCCAAAGCATCTGATTATCCTAGACCTGCTGGATATCTTACAGCAAGAAAACTAAACCCTGATGATTTCTACTATGCTGAACACTTTAAGAAGTTTGTAAACAGTCTTAAGCAGACCTTTGATGATACAACGCATGATGAAGAACGCATCATCATTCCACTTTATTATGAAAAGAACTTAATTGGTCTCCAGGGAAGATCTATAAATCCAAACCCTGTTAAATATATTACCGTGATGCTTGATGATGACGCACCAAAAATCTATGGACTTGATAACATCAGAAAGGATGCTCCAGTCTATGTTACAGAAGGACCTTTCGACAGCACGTTTATTCGCAACTCGATTGCTATGTGCGGAGCTGATGCTAATGTTGATCGTTGGGGGATCAGCAATCCTGTTTGGATTTATGATAACGAACCCCGCAACAGAGAAATTACAAACAGAATCTCTAAGACCATCGATTCTGGCCAGTCGGTAGTCATCTGGCCTGAGAGCATCGATGATAAAGACATAAATGATATGGTGATGTCTGGACTGGATGTGCAGTCTGTGATAGAATCAAACACATATTCTGGATTAGAAGCAAAACTTAAATTTACCACCTGGAAGAAGATATGACGAACGGCACCAAGGTTAAAAAGAGAGACGGAAGAATTGAACCTCTTGACCTAGAGAAGATGCATTTGATGGTTGATGAAGCGTGTACGGGTCTTGCAGGGGTGTCTGCGAGTCAAGTTGAGATCCAGTCTGGTATCCAGTTTTATGATGGTATCACTACTGGAGAAATTCAAGAAATTCTGATTCGTTCTGCTTCTGATCTGATCGATCTGGATCACCCCAACTATCAGTTTGTGGCAGCACGTTTGCTTCTGTTTAGTATTCGTAAAAGTCTCTATGGAAAGATGAGAGAACTTCCTCATCTTGAAAACCATATCATGGACTGTACTTCTAAAGAAGTATATGATAAAGATATTTTCCTTAAGTATTCAAAAGAGGAGATTGACAAAGCAAACTCCATGATTGATCATGGTCGAGATTTTGATTTTACATATGCTGGTCTGAGACAGGTTGTAGATAAATACCTAGTACAAGATAGAAGTTCTGGCGGAGTCTATGAGACTCCACAGTTCATGTATATCATGATTGCTTTGACAATCTTCGCTGAGTATCCAAAAGATACTCGCTTGTCATACGTTAAGAGGTACTATGACGCCATCTCCAAACACAAACTCAACATTCCCACACCTATCATGGCAGGAGTGCGAACTCCACTTCGACAATTTGCTAGCTGTGTTCTTGTTGATGTTGATGACACCCTCGATTCTATCTTTAGCTCTGATATGGCAATTGGCAAATACGTTGCACAAAGGGCGGGAATCGGTATCAACGCAGGCCGAATCCGTGGCATCAACGCTAAGATCAGAGGTGGAGAAGTCCAACACACAGGTGTTGTACCATTTCTTAAAAAGTTTGAATCGACTGTCCGATGCTGTACACAGAATGGAATTCGTGGTGGCTCAGCAACTGTCCACTTCCCAATCTGGCACCAAGAGATCGAAGACATCATCGTCCTGAAGAATAACAAAGGTACAGAAGACAATCGGGTACGAAAACTTGACTACTCAATCCAAATTTCAAAGATTTTCTACGAACGTTTCATTCAGGATGGAGAGATTAGCCTCTTCTCACCGCATGACGTACCGGGTCTGTATGATTCCTTTGGTACTGACAGGTTCGATGATTTATATGTGGGGTTTGAACGAGATGAGTCTGTTCCAAGAAAGACTATCGGGGCACAAAAACTAATCCTCGATCTCCTGAAGGAGAGAGCAGAGACTGGTCGTTTGTATATCATGAACATCGACCACTGCAACTCTCACTCTTCTTTCAAGGACAAGGTGAATATGAGTAACCTGTGTCAGGAGATTACTTTGCCAACAGATCCAATTAGTCATATTGATGACGAGTTTGGTGAGATTGCTCTATGCATTCTTTCTGCCATTAATATTGGTAAAGTCAAGACCGATGACGAATTAGAAAATCTTTGTGATCTTTCTGTCCGTGGCCTGGAAGAATTGATTGACCATCAAGAGTATCCCGTAAAGGCAGCAGAACGTGCTACAAAGGCACGTAGATCCCTTGGAATTGGGTTTATTGGTCTAGCACATTACCTTGCTAAACTTGGATTCAAGTATGACTCTCAAGAGGCATGGGATGCAGTTCATGGATTGACCGAAGCATTTCAATATTATCTCTTGAAGTCTTCTAATCAAATTGCCAAGGAGAAAGGATGGTGTGCAGACTTTGGTCGCACCAAGTATGCTGATGGAATTCTTCCTATCGATACATATAAGAAGGATGTTGATGAAATCTCTAGTCAGGAGTTAGAGCATGATTGGGAGAGTCTTCGCGCATCTATCTCCGAATACGGTTTACGGCACTCAACACTGTCTGCTCAGATGCCATCGGAGAGCAGTTCCGTTGTGTCAAACGCAACAAATGGAATTGAGCCACCTAGAGACTATCTGTCCATTAAGAAATCAAAGAAAGGACCACTCAAACAGATTGTTCCTCAATATGGATCTCTTAAAAATAATTATACGCTCCTTTGGGATATGGAGTCCAATCGTGGTTATATTAATATTGTTGCTGTGATGCAAAAATTCTTTGATCAGGCAATTTCTGGCAACTGGAGTTATAATCCAGAACAGTATCCTGATAATGAAGTACCTGTGTCCACTATGGCACAAGACTTTTTGACTACATATAAGTACGGTTGGAAAACTTCCTACTATCAGAATACTCATGATATGAAAAATGATGAGGTAGTAGAGGAACCTAAATCAAATTTAGATAATCTGTTAAACGAATTAGAACAAGCCGAGGAGGGAGAGTGTGAATCCTGTGCAGTTTAAAGTATCTTCCGTAGAGGACAACAACATGACAAAAGTTAAGGGCATGACGGTCTTTAACACTGAACAAGTTAATACAAAGAAGCAACCGATGTTCTTTGGTAAACCTCTGGGTATCCAGAGGTATGACTCGTATAAGTATCCTATTTTTGACAAACTAACTACTCAACAATTAGGATACTTCTGGCGTCCAGAAGAAGTCTCACTGCAAAAAGATCGTGGAGATTATCAAACACTTCGTCCAGAACAAAAGCATATCTATACAAGTAACCTCAAGTATCAGATTATGCTTGACTCCATACAAGGGCGTGGTCCTGGGATGGCTTTTATACCTTATTGCAGTCTACCCGAACTAGAGGCATGTATGGAGGTCTGGGGATTCATGGAGATGATCCATAGTCGATCCTATACGTACATCATCAAGAACATCTACAGTGACCCTTCAGAGGTCTTTGACAAGATTGTGACTGATGATCGCATTCTGGAACGTGCTAGCAGTGTTACAGCAGCATACGATGACTTCATTCAGGGTGCCCATGAGTATGATGGTGGCACTATGTGGGAACTTGCCACAGAAGGTCACTATGCAGGATCTATCGAAAGACGTGAATTGAAACGCAAACTTTATAGAGCAGTTGCTAATGTCAATATCCTTGAAGGAATTCGGTTTTATGTTTCTTTTGCTTGCAGCTTTGCTTTTGGTGAACTTAAACTCATGGAAGGTTCAGCAAAAATTATCTCCCTTATTGCTAGAGATGAGAACCAACACCTCGCCATTACCCAAAATATTCTGAACAAGTGGAAGAAAGGTGATGATCCTGAAATGAAGCAAATCATGAAGGAAGAAGAGGAGTGGACCTATAAGGCATTTGATAATGCTGTGAATGAGGAGAAGCGTTGGGCCGATTATCTGTTTAAGGATGGATCGATGATTGGTTTGAATGATAAACTTCTCCAGCAGTATGTTGAGTGGGTCGCTAATCGTCGTCTGAAAGGCATCGGACTGAAACCTGTTTATGATGTAGCAGCATCTGCTAATCCACTGCCCTGGACACAGCACTGGATCTCTTCTAAGGGTCTTCAGGTAGCACCACAGGAGACTGAAGTAGAGTCTTATGTTGTTGGTGGAATCAAGCAAGATGTGAAAAAGGACACATTCAGTGGTTTCCAACTCTGAAGCGTGCTTAAATAGGGGGACATGAGGTTCCCCTATGCCTAAGAATGAATTGAAGAAAGAAGAGTTAAAAAATCGTGTACTTCAATTAAAAAATGATGTATACGAAGAACCTGATACCGTGTGGCAGGGAGATCGAGATATGGCACATAAATATCTCGATAAGGTATTGAACATTATTGATGAGTATCGATATTGATTATGAGAATCCATGGATCTATTTGGAGAGACCTTTTACTAGTGACGATGTTCACGACTACTATGGTTTTGTTTATAACATTACCAATCTCATCAACCAACGACAATACGTTGGGAGAAAGTATTTTTGGAGTCATCGGAAACCTCCAGGAAAAAAACGCCGAGTAAAAAAAGAATCCGACTGGAAAAATTATTATGGGTCTTGCTCAGAACTTAAAGAGGATATTGAACGACTGGGTAGACAAAACTTTAGTCGCACTATCCTCAGCTTACATAAAACAGCTGGCAAAACAAACTTCGAGGAAACAAAACAACTCTTTCTCAACGGAGTTCTCACAGAATCCCTTGACACAGGGGGACCTGCCTACTACAATAGTAACATCCTCAGCAGGTACTTCCGAAAAGATTATTATGATGGAGACTGAAGAAATCGTTGCTGACGTTCGACAGTGGGCAATTGAAAAAGTAGAAGAGTACAGTGGCAAAGGTGTAGAAAGAATTTACGATCAGATGGCCATCATGGCAGAGTTTGATGAGTGGTTCGACCCTAAAGAAGATCTAGAGGTTGTATCACTTGACGAAATCTCTCAAGAGCAGTATGATGACTTTGTTGATTACTCAGACGGTATCGAAAGAGCATAATCAACTGCGGTGATCCCCTTGGTAGTTCAGGGTCAGCGGCGATAGGAACTACCACATGACTCAGTAGCTCAGCTGGATAGAGCATCTGCCTTCTAAGCAGTCGGTCATAGGTTCAAATCCTATCTGAGTCGCTGGGCATCAAGAGAGACCACCACCACCACCTCCTCTCTTGTGTAAGGCCCATCTATGCGGAGTTAGTTCAGCGGTAGAACGCTATCCTTCCAAGTTAGATGTCGTCGGTTCGATTCCGATACTCCGCTTTCCTGATTTAGGAATATGAAACCAGTTGAAATTCTTCTGCTCATTTCCGAGTTAGAAGGTTCCTACACACATACCAAAAAACTTGGTTTCGATAAAGACCGAGATGTCCTTAGAGAAATGTGTGATAGGTATTACAAACTGTACTTTAAACTAAAGAAGGAACATAAATGAAAATGTGGGAAGCAAAATGTAGTGGTTGTGGTAAAATGACCCCTGCAGATAAGTGTCCTCAGTTAATGATGACACCCCTTTGTAAACCATGTTGGCTAAAGAAACATTCCTCCGTCCCTGGTCCGAGTCCAGCTGGAGGAGTCGGGCGAATAGCTCAGCGGTAGAGCATCTCCTTTACACGGAGGATGTCGGGGGTTCGATCCCCTCTTCGCCCATGTCGAATACAAGGTATTACTAATGATTACAGTAAGATGCAAAGAATGTGGAACAGAACTGACAAGCACTAGTAAGGTTCAGTTCTGTGGTTGTCCCAATCAAGTAAGAGTTGTGGATAATAAAGTCGGTGCCGTTGACTTAGACAAAGTTGTAATGGTATCTAATAACGTAGAAAACAAGATTGATAGTCATTTCTCTAGAACAGAACTCATCTATCAAGAAGAACGTCGCAGGCGTAAAGTACGTCGTATAGAATTTGAAGAGCGTTAGGAATTCCTAACTCTATTGATATAGTGTAGTATATTCCTATATTAAATAGTGTTGTAGACACTTTCTTTCTACCATGCATCCAGACGAATTTTCTAATTGGGAAAAAATCAAAGAAACCTTTGAAGAAAACGGCACAACAGATAATTACTTTTATGTTCGTGCTTGTGCTATAGTGGGAGGACAACCAGATCCAATAAAGAAACTTCCAAATGTCTCACAGGATGGATGAAATCATACCTGACCACCTTGTATCTAAACAGGAGTGTCAGGAAATGATTGACAAAGCAATTGATAAGCATAACAAAACTGCCACTGTTATAAGTGCTATTCTTGGTGGGATACTCCTTGCGTTTTATTCGCATGGAGTTCTTTCTTTAGTTGGTAGAGTTTAAGATATGAGCACTTTGTTTGTATTTGCTTTCATAATGTTGCTTGTTACGGGTATGGAGTTAACATGGCCAGGGAGGTATAGGGGAAGATGAAACCACTTGTTCTATTTGCATGTTTTTTACCACTAGGTATAATCTACATAGTAATGAAACTTGCTGTTTGGGTATCCGCTGTCAATTCTGAATCTTCTTATGTCGGAAAAGAACCTTTACGAAAACGAGGACCCTTCGTGGACAATCCATATGAGGACGTTGACGCAGAGGAAGAAGAATTTACAGATCGCACAGACTATAGATGATGCTCTCTATCAATATTATGTGATAGAACGTGGACAAAAAGTTCCCAATTGGAGGTATGTTAAAGACCAAGATTGGTGGATAGATTATTTAAAAAGTTTAGGAATGGACCCAAGAAACCCATGAAAGTAGGATTAATCGGATTAGGAAGAGTTGGCGAGGGTATGTCTCGCCGTATGATTGAAAAAGGAATTGAAGTCTGGGGCTACAGTAGCACTAACTATGAGAATGCCTGTGGACAATATGAAGCAGGATACCTTAGTGGGTGTGTAACTTCTCTAGAGTATCTTGTCCAAGCCGTTAAATCTGATGGTAAGAAGTTTACTAGTGCAGGGAGAATTCCTGGTATTTTTCAGATCACACTTCCAGAGCAAAAGGCAGAAGACACACTTGATGAGTTGCTACCTTTTCTTGAGGAGGGTGATATTATCATCGATCATAGTACCAGTGATATAACAAAATGTCAGGAACTGCAACTGTATTGTTCTAAGTTAGGTATCTCATATATCTTCTCTGGAGTATATGGAGCAACCCATGCTGTAAATGTATGTTCTAAAATTTTCCAATCGCTATCACCAGGTAATGCCACACGAGTTTGATCCATGCGAAGCACCTGTAGAAGGTGAAGTTGATAAGTGGGGGTTTACTATTAAACCCACTATTAGTGATGATGAATTAATTCTTATGTGTCTTAAGAATGCTCCTTGTGGTAGCGATAGAAAACAGACAATAAAGTTAATTAAAATCTACGAGGAAAAAATTTAATGACCCTTGCACATGTCCTACTTTTCGGATCACTACCCTTTATATGTGCCACCGCATATTTCGGGTACAGAAAAGGTGAAAATAACTATTATGAAACCGACGCCTACTCAGGAAATGGAACAGCGCATTAGAATGCGGTTTGCGTTTGCCATGTCATCATTTGGTAGAATGTTTTTACCTCATGGCATAACACCAGATATGAGGGCATTATGTAATGAATGGTCTCAACTTGAGGAACAACCACCTCAAGGTGATTTATATTTAGTTGATCGTTACTTCTTAGAACTATGGAAAACATGGTCATCTCCTTTACAGTAGTTTATTGTTTATTTGGATTATTTCTTTTTATTCTTTCTCTCTTACAAGAATGATGTTACAGTTTGCTAGGTTTTGTGGTGTTGTTCTCAACAATCCATATGGAATAGGATTTCTTTCATCAATTTTGGTGTTTGTTCCTATCATAGGAATGTGGGCAGTACACAAATATGGATGGGAACACTGGGCTCCATTTGACAGGGGACACAAGTAGGGTTATAATTGTTTCAGCGAGGACTTGAGACGTTCCGACCAGAGGTGCCAGTTCTGCTGGAATCAACCCCCTTTGGATGTTAGCGGTGGTACTGCTTCCTACTCCGGTGTATACTGTCAGAATGTTAGGGTTTAGAAAATGCCCCATAGCAAGCATTTGGATAAGTGCATCGTTAACGGGGTGTAGCTCAGTTTGGTAGAGCGCCGTCTTTGGGAGGCGGATGCCGTAGGTTCAAATCCTATCACCCCGATTGCTTATACATAATGGCAAGATGCATTTTTATTCTGTGGAATACTGGCAGAAGAACTGGGAAACTCTCATGGAGAGAGTGGAGAACGGAGAGACTATAGGTGTAGAGAACGATAAAGGAGAAAGGGCAGTGATGGTGCCTGCTGATGATGAACTCATACGAATATACACAGAGCAAAACAACGAAGGGCCCTGAGGGACTGTCGCATATTGGTTAATGCTCTCTGCTTATAACGGGGTAAACTGGGTTCAATTCCCAGCAGTCCTATTTGCTTCCTTAGCAATCTGGTGAATGCAGCAAACTCATAATTTGCCTAAGGTGAGTTCGATCCTCACAGGAAGCACTTGACAGAAACCATGTCAAACCCTTATAATACTAAGGTCAACAAACGAGACGATGACACTCACTACTAAGTTCAAGAAAGACATCCAAACCCTCAGGGGTGCGGTAAATGGAGAGTTCTTCCTGGATGTGAAGAATCCGAAACTTCTCAAAAAGGTCCGTCGTTATTATGAAAACACTGGTGTTGTCTTTTCAGGCGATGCCCTTGATGATTATGATATTTTGATGGAACAAATCTCTGTCGATCTTGAAGCGGTAGAAGCATGAACGATCTAGATCCTAAGTCTGTTGACTCAACAAAAACTATTGTTATTCATGAACGATTCCCTTATAGGTTCGTTCAGAGAGGTTACATTCAACTTAATGGTAAACCAGATTTTCGTATGCAAAAAGCAAATGAGTATACTAAAAAATACTCTGATGTTTATTTGTTTGATAATGGAGATCAAATGCTTCTTGCTATTGAAGACCCAGAATATCCTAAATGGTTAGATCCAGATGGTGTCCCTTGTTATACAAAAGACTCGGTAAGTCGTGTAAACTAGCCCTGGTCGGGATGGTCTTAAGACCCCTGCGTTTCTTAGTTCGTAAAACTAAGTGGTGGAGTCATTAGACCCTTCTAAAAACTAAATAGTCCAAGAGTTATTTTAATCAAAATGTCAACACAAGGAAAGGCAGCACGATCTGCAACTGGTGCAGCGATGTCAAAGTATGACGTAGAAGTCGAAGCAAGACTTAACGCACTTGAGTCAGCAATTCATTCACATGAAGGTGGCGGAGATGACGCGAGAGTAGAGCAATTAATTGCCACACTCAAGCGTGAGTTTCCTGCTAAGTTTGCGGATCTCTAAGGTTTCTTACTTTACCTAAGAGTAAGTGGTGCGGATGGGATACTCCCGCCCTGTTTCTTGCTTCAGGTAAAAGAGCAAGTGGCGTGCATGACAAGACCTTCAAAGACCCTTGACAACAAGGGTCTTTTTTTGTATGATACATAAGAAGAAACTTTTTTATTAATGTCTGAATACAGTAAGACAGCACTGGTGCTTGGTGCTGGTGGCTTTATTGGAAGTCATATGGTTAAACGACTACGATCCGAGGGATACTGGGTGCGTGGTGTTGATCTCAAGTATCCTGAGTTCTCTTCGACTCAAGCACATGAGTTTGTTCAGGGAGATTTGCGTGACGTAAGACTTGTTCAGGAAGTTATCCAATTCAAAGGATATTCCGGTAACTACAACGCAAACGTACCCTATCAGTACGTTCAACCTTTTGATGAGATCTATCAGTTTGCTGCTGATATGGGTGGTGCAGGTTTTGTTTTCACTGGAGAAAATGATGCAGACATCATGCACAACTCTGTGTCTATCAACTTAAATGTTCTTGAAGAAGTTCGTAAGTTGAATGAAACGTTTGATGGTGTAGTTAAGGACTGGACTGAATGCAATCGTCCTAAACTTGATCAACCCACCAAGATCTTCTACTCTGGTTCTGCTTGCATGTATCCTGAGTACAACCAACTCGATCCTGATAACCCCGATTGCCGTGAAGAATCTGCATACCCCGCAGCACCAGACTCCGAGTATGGATGGGAGAAACTCTTCAGTGAGCGTCTCTACTTTGCTTACAATCGTAACCATGGCATCCCTGTTCGGGTTGCTAGGTATCACAACATCTTCGGTCCTGAAGGAACCTGGGAAGGAGGAAGAGAGAAAGCACCAGCTGCAATCTGCCGTAAAGTTGCTTACCTCCCGGAGCAGGGTGGAGCAATCGAGGTGTGGGGAGATGGCTTACAAACTCGTTCCTTCTTGTTCGTTGACGAATGCGTTGAAGCAACTAGAAGACTAATGGATAGTGACTTTATGGGTCCTGTGAATATTGGTTCTGAGGAGATGGTCACTATCAATCAACTTGTAGAGACTGCTGCTAAAGTTGCAGAAAAGGAAGTTGCTAAGATTCATATCGACGGCCCTCTGGGTGTTCGTGGTCGTAACTCTAACAACGACCTGATTCGTGAGAATCTTGATTGGGACTATTCTCAAACCTTAGAAGAAGGTATTCGTATTACATATAACTGGATTAAGGAACAAATCGATGTCATTTGATCATAATATTATCAAGCAAAAAATTGGTCGAGTTCTTCATATTGGTGCAGACCGTGGTGGAGAACTCCCTCAATACAAAGATATGGGTGTTGAGGAAGTAGTTTGGGTAGAAGCAAATCCAGAGGTCTATGGTGAACTTCTGGAGAACCTTGAGATCATGAACGTTAGTGAGGTTCAGAGTCGTCCTTTCAATCAACTTATCTCAGATAATGATGATGTTGAACTTGACTTTAATCTTTATTATGGTTGGGATGCAGGACACTTGGTAGGAAACAAGGGTATGTCTTCCCTCCTCCAAGCTAGAAACTCTTGGTGGGGATCTGAATGTTATCGTGGAACTATCAAACTCAATTCTCTTTCTGTGGATACTTTCCTAGAAAGAAATGAGATTGATAACTCATTTGATATGATGAATATTGATACTCAGGGTGCAGAACTCATGGTGTTCAAAGGGGCAACTGAAGTTCTGAAGAAAGTGAGTGTGATTAACTGTGAGGTCACTTTTCATACACCTCACTACCATGATAATCCTGACTTTGATGAGGTATATGAATACCTGAAACCATTTGGATTCAAGCATATTCACACTGACTATTGTCTGGAACGTAACTGGGGCGATGCCGTATTCGTGAAAGAATGAAAAAGTATTGTATAATTAAACAACCTGCTGGATTTGGAGACATACTATTTTGTCAAAAGATTGCAAAGGTGTTTCAAGAGAATACTGAATACAAAGAAATTATATGGCCAGTCGCTCCTGTGTATTCTTTTATTCAAGAATACATGGGAGATGAGAATCTTCATTTTCCTAGGGAAGATGAGGATTTTCCTTTTAAAGAAGTGTATGAATCCAATAGTTACAGTTGTCTGCAGTCTGATCAATTCTTATTCATTCCTCTACAGACTGCTGATTATACGATTTCATCTTGCAAATGTCATGGAAGTCGTAGAGATCATGGACACATCAAGTACAATTTCTGTAATGTAGACTATCTCGACTGGAAAGATTATCTTTCATTTCGACGTTTTGAAAACAGAGAAGATGCTTTGATAGACTATCTTGGACTTGATCTAAACGAACCTTATAATCTAATCAATAAGAGTTGCGGTACTCCTCCTCACTGTGAGTATCGTGAAAATATTAAACCAGATAATGATTATAAGAATATCTACATGGATCCCCTTGAAGGGTTCTCTTTATTTGACTGGTGTAAAGTGTTTGAACATGCACAAGAGATTCATACCATGGAAACTGGTGTATGGTATGTACTTGATAAACTAGGTTTAGAGAATGTCTACATTTACTCTAAATACACAAGCGATTGGAATCCCGAAAAACATCTTCCAGATGACTTTTCGTATATGAAAGATAACTGCAATCCGAATTGGAAACTTATTAACTAGGAGATTTTATTAGATGGGATGCTTACGACGACATGAATTGACCGGATACATCAAAGACTATGGTCTAGAGTATTACTTTGAAACTGGAACTGGTAAAGCAGAGGCTCTACAACATGCTGTCAACTATCCATTCAAAAAGTGCTACACTGTGGATATTGATGAGGACATGGTGGAGTATTCATACAACAAACTCAAGGATGAATCTACCTGCGATATTGAATTTTTTGTAGGAAAGTCTACTGAAGCTCTGGATGAACATGTTCCTGAGTTACCAGCAGATGTCCCCACTCTATTCTTCCTGGACGCACACTTTCCTGGAGCAGACTTTCACAAGTGTAGTTACGAAGAATCTATCCGAGAGCACAAGCAAGATGCATTTCCACTAGAGGAAGAAGTGGATATTATTCTTAAGCATAGAGATGTTTCCAAAGATGTCTTTATTGTTGACGATTTGATTCTGTACCAAAAGGATGCTAAAGTAGAGTGTCTGCAGCAAGGTATCGTGTGGAAATACGACTGGCTTCAGGAGGAACTAAACCTTCAAACTAGCGCAAACTTCCTGTATAAGAAGTTTGAAAAGACACATGACTTTAAAACCGACTTGAGAGATCAAGGATACCTTATTATTACACCCAAATCTAAATGAAAACAATTGTTATTTCCTCTGACCACAACGGAGTTGAAGATAAAGAACAACTGAAGACATATTTGAAAGGTGAAGGGTATCGTGTTATTGACATCGGACCCTATACTCCAGAGGTTAGTGTTGATTATGTGGACTATGCTGCACAACTTTCGACTATCGTAAGTAACAAGGAAGCAGACAGAGGTATCCTTCTCTGTGGCACTGGTGTTGGTATGAGTATCGTTGCTAATCGGTATCCTGGAGTCCGTGCAGTGCTCGCACATAACGAATTAACTGCTGTTAAGTCCAGGGAACATAACGATTCTAACGTCCTTTGTCTTGGATCTTGGCTTTCCTCTCAGATTGAGATGCGAGAGATGTCTAAGATGTGGTTAGATGAGGCATGGGGAGAAGGTCGTCACATTAAACGTCTGACAAAAATTGATGCCAATACAGGAATTGTACTGACAAATGGTGTCTTTGACATTCTACATAAGGGTCATATTGAACTTCTGAAGTTCTCTAAGATGCAAGGAACGAAACTGATTATTGCTATTGATTCTGATCGTAGAGTCAAAGAGTTGAAGGGAAATGACCGACCGATCAATAATCAGGAGGATCGTAGGAGAATTCTTGAGACCAATCGGTATGTAGATGAGGTTGTGATCTTTGATTCTGTAGAAGAATTGCAAGGATTCTACGATACTTTATCTCCAAATGTGATCGTCAAGGGGTCTGAATGGACTGCTGATGAGGTCAGAGAACGTGATAATATTCCAGAGAACATTCAGATTAAGGTTTATCCTCTGGTTGGTGACTATTCCACCACAAATACTATGCACAAGATTCGGGATATGGAAAAATGCGAGAAAATCTGAAGTATCTAATTATTGGTGATACGATTATTGATGAGACTGTTGAGTTGAAAGTCAGTGGTCTTTCTTTGGAATCACCTACAATTAAAACCACTCCTGTTGATCGATACTATGACTATGGTGGTGCTGCAAATGTGGCAAAATACCTGTCAAAGTTTGGTAGAGACGTGACATTTGTCACTTCTATGGATATTTCTATGGCAGAAATGTTTGAAGAGAAGTATAATGTTCGAGTATTGAATTATTTTCAGGGAAAACCAAATGTCAAGACCAGATATTGGGTGAGCCATGGTGATTCTAGATACAAACATCTCCAGGTAAATGATGTAAACGGTGAGTTTTCCTTATCAACTCTAGAAAATTTTGACATAGATGGGTATGATATCGTTGCATTCTCTGACTATCGTTGTGGATTTATCAAGGAGTCATTCATCTCTCATGTGACAAACACTGGGAAAATTACATACGCATCTTCTCAAATTTCTAGTCAACAATCCAACTATGATCGGTATTTTGATATCGATTATCTTGTTTGTAACAAACATGAGTCTCAATTTACTGATAGATTGACCAATATTTGCATCACTATGGGTGATGAAGGGTGTATAATGAACGGCATAAAGCACTCTATTGCTCCTGTAAAGGACCCAATAAATACGATTGGTGCAGGTGATTGCTTCTATGCCGCTCTGTTAGCGACAGGCGATCCCAACTTTGCTAATAAAAAAGCGTCTGAGTATGTTTCTAACAATATTGAAAGAGATTGAGGACTGCCTCAAGCTTAACAAGAGTCTAAAAGAAAATAACTTAGTAAAACTAACTTGGGGTAATGCTAGTGTGCTTTCCGAAGATGGAAAGCATGTTGTGATCAAACCATCTGGGGTTGACTTTGACAAAATTAAGTTCAGTGATCTCTGTATCATAGAACTCTATACTGGAAAGTTGATTTCTGGAATGAAACCATCTGTAGATACTGCTATTCACTTAGAGATCTACAAGGCATTTCCAGAGATCAAGTCTATTATCCATAGTCATTCTAAGTTTGCAACCTCTTGGGCTCAGGCACTGAAGTCCATTCCAATCCTTGGAACTACACATGCAGACTATTTCTTGTCTGACATTCCGATTGCAAGGCAACTTGAGAAGAATGAACTGGAAGAATATGAAAAGAATCTAGGACAGTCTGTTGTTGATTATTTTCAAAAGCACAAGGTTAATCCTCTGAATATTCCTGCAATACTTCTGCCTGGGCATGGTGTTATGGTCTTCTCCAACTCACCAAAGAGAACTTTGGAGTGTGCTATCGTGCTTGAAGAAATAGCAGAGATGGCGTATTATACTGTAAAGATAAATCCAAACATAGAACAAACAGAATTATCTGAAATTTTGTACGAAAAACACTTTGAACGAAAGAATGGCATCAACAAATACTACGGACAATAGTTACGGAAGACAGGACTTACCCCCTGTTCTTAAGTGTGATGAGAAGAGAGACAAGTATTGGGGTTACATTACCACAGTGTTTGCTACTGAAGACTTCACACTCAAAGAAGTCTTTATGAAGGGTGGTACTCAAAGTAGTATGGAGTATCATGTCAATAAAGACGAATATTACTACATCCAATCTGGTAAATTAAAGGTTGGAATGAGGATCGGAAGAGCAAAAAACAAGTCAATCATTCTTGAAGCAGGTGATGTGTTTCACATTCCACCAGGTTTGATGCATATGCGTATTGCAATTGAGGACACGCTTGTGATAGAATGGTCGAATAAAGACGATGATAGTGACTCTAACATCGTTGAAGATGGCAAAACCTACGTATTTACTGAAGACGAATGAATTATCTGTTTGCTGACACAGCTAACCTTGATGAGATCAAGGTAGCACATGACATGGGTGTGATTCAAGGTGTGACAACCAATCCATCCATTATTGCTAAAGAACCACAAGGAAGTTTTGATGATTTGATCATGAAACTCTCTGAGTATTGTGGTGCAGAGAAACTTTCTCTGAGTGTAGAGGTCTTTGCTGAAGAATATGATGCGATCGTGAAGCAGGCATGTGAGATCTATGAGAAGTTCTCTGCTGTATGTCCTGATCTTTACGTCAAAATTCCTGTTGGATTTGATGAACTACGAGCAATCAAGACTTGTTCTAAGAATGGTGTAAAGATTAATGCTACTATCTGCTATAGTGAACAGCAACTTATTCACTGTGCCTCTGCTGGTGCCAAGTATGTTTCTCTGTTCTATTGCCGACTGAAGCAACATGGTGGTGATGTAGAGAGGGCTCTGAAGAGAACTCGACGCTACATTCTTGAGAACGGTTTGGACACTCAGATTATCGCTGGTAGTATTCGCACACAGCAAGACGTGTGTGATGCCTGGGATTATGGTGCTGACATCGTTACAACGGGCCTTCCTGTTATTAAAGAGATGGTTTCTCACCCCAAAACAACGGAATCTTATAATGGATTCATGAATGATTTTTCTGCGTGGATGAATTGATGAATAGGATTGAAGATTATCTTGAACTAAAATTGAATCTTGTTAAGTGGATTAAAGAATACGCAGACAAAAATAAGATCAAATCACTGGTCGTTGGTGTATCGGGTGGTATTGATTCTGCTGTAGTCTCTACTCTTTGTGCTGAGACTGGACTTCCTACTTATGTTTTAGGTATGCCTATTCATCAGAAAGAAGATCAGGAAAATTTATCAGATATACATCTTGATTGGTTGGTAGGGAAATATGCCAACGTAACCAAACTTAAGTACGACTTATCCAATACATTTAATACATTTGTATCTGCTATGGATGGGTATAACGAAAATAAACTTGCTCTTGCAAACACTAGATCTCGTATTCGCATGGTGACTTTATATCAGGTTGCTGGATCTGTAGGTGGTATCGTAGTAGGTACAGGAAATAAAGTTGAAGATTACGGTGTCGGATTCTATACTAAATATGGTGACGGAGGAGTTGATATCGCTCCTATCGCAGACCTTTACAAAACTGAAGTATGGGAACTTGGAAAATTTTTGGGAGTTGACCCAGGAATTATTGAAGCAAAACCAACTGATGGATTATGGGATGATGGTAGAAACGATGAAGACCAACTAGGTGCTTCTTATGAAGATCTAGAGTATGCCATGGAGCATGGCCATGGACCTGCCGTTAGAGTCTTACATGACTTTAATGCCCAAAATAAGCATAAAATGATACCTATTCCTACATTCAAACTGGAGAGTAAAGTATGACAAACGTTGCGATGATTGGCGTAGGCAAGTTGGGTCAAGCCTGCGCTGAAGTTATGGCAGAAACATATCCAGTTGTTGGATATGATGTATCTCCCAGAAGTCCTAAGAACTTTGAAATGGTTGATACTGTTGAGAAGGCAGTGAACTTTGGCGATATTATTTTTATCGCTGCTCCTACTCCTCATGATCCCCTGTATGATGGCCGTCAACCAACTGCTCATCTACCTAACAAAGATTTTGACTACACGATTGTCAAAGAGATTATTGGCAACGTAAATCAATATGCAGACAAGTCTAAACTTGTAGTGCTGATCTCCACAGTTCTTCCTGGCACCACACGTCGGGAACTTGAACCGTTGATTACTAATGCAAGGTTCGTCTACAATCCATATCTGATTGCTATGGGTACTGTTGGTTGGGACTTCTCTAATCCAGAGATGGTGATGATTGGAACTGACGATGGATCTGAGACTGGTGATGCAAAAGAACTGATCGACTTCTATCTTCCTATGATGAAGAATGCTCCACGTTTCGTTGTAGGAACCTGGGACGAGTGTGAGTGCATTAAGATTTTCTACAATACCTTCATCTCTGCCAAACTCAGTCTGGTTAATATGATCCAGGATGTTGCAGAGAAGCAGGGTAACATTAATGTTGACGTTGTTACCGATGCACTGAAGAACTCTGATCAACGTATCATGGGCCCTCGCTACATGAAGGCAGGTATGGGTGATGGTGGTGCTTGTCACCCTAGAGATAATATTGCTTTACGTTGGATGTCAGATAACCTTGATTTGGGTTATGATATCTTTGACGCTATCATGGAAGCAAGAGAGATTCAGGCAAAGAACATCGCTATCAAACTCCTGGAACCTGGTCTTCCTGTTGTGATTGTTGGTAAGGCATACAAACCCCACGTTCACTACGTTGACGGATCTTACAGCATCTTGGTGGGGCATTACGTTGAAGAACTTGGCGGCACTGTCTACTATGATGATGACTATACTGGGGATAAACCGCCCGAAGATTTAGGTGCTGCATCTTATCTGTTGGGACATGATCCTGAGTCTGCATTCCTTGGATGTCTTGATCCTGATCCAGACAAGGAAGAGTCTTCTATCTTCCCAGAGGGGTCTGTAATTATTGATCCTTGGAGAAAGTGTCCAGATATTCCTGGATGCACAGTTGTTCACTATGGTAATACCAGATTCAAGAGAGGTTGATATGTTAAAATTTTCAGACAGAATGAGAAATGGACAATCCCCTTGGATTGTCAACATTTATGAGCAGTTCTTCAAAGATAAGACTGATGGATTCCTTGTAGAGATTGGTGTTGGTGAAGTTCTTGACTGGACCAAGATGGGATTTCATAGTTCCACTGGATCTGGTGATAAGGGATATGTGAATGCTAATAGCACTGACAGAGTTCTTGACTGGGATGTTGATTGGGACAACGGTAAGATCATTCAAGGTGACAATCACACTGTAGAATTAGTTCAACAAGGTTGGACTGGTATCTACATCGATCCTCTTCGTGAGTTTATTGATAATGAACTGGAACCTGTATTCAAAAAGACTCTGACTGAAGAGCATTTCAATAAGATCAAGTTTGTGCGACAAGGAGCCTCTGATAGAAAGAAGGTATGTGTGCTAGAGCATCATGAAACTCTTGCTGAGACGGATGATTTTACGATTACTGGTGAGATTCAACCATACAATTATCAAGGAAGAAAGGTTGTTTGTGATAGAACATCTGATATCCTAGAAGAGAATGGTTGCCCCTATGATATCGACTTTATGTTGATTGATGCCGAGTCTGCTGAGGTTGACATCATTAATGGTATTGACTTTGATAAGCATAGACCTAGACTGATGTTCATCGAGACCATGCACACGGGTAGAGAAGCAATCACAGATGTCCTTCCTGATGAATACATCGAGGCAGTGACTGATGGATTGAATACTCTGTACGTTCATGAGAACTTCTATAAGGGACCAATCATCTTATGAGTAGGGTAAAGTATAATCTGGTGGGTAATACCTTTACTCACCTTACTAACGGGAACAAAGGATATTCCGTACATGGGAAGGAATCAAAATATCTTGAGTGGAGTAATGATAATCCTTTAGCAGAGGGAACTTTCTATATTGATAATACTATCAACGATGGTATTAATGATGATCGAAAAGGTCTGAAGTATCTTTGGCTTTTAGAGTCCAAGTATATCAAGCAAGGACTGGTAGAAAGTATCATCGCCAATCGTGAATTGGTTGAAGATACCTATGAGACTATCTTCACTCATGATCAGAGGTTGCTCTCTCTTGGTGGTAAGTATAAGTGGGTTCCTGCTCAAGGTTTCTGGATCAAGGAACCAAAGATCTATGAGAAGTCAAAAATGATTTCTATGATTGCTTCTAATAAAAACATGTGCGAAGGGCATAGACTTCGCCTTGAATGGGTAGAGAAGATTGGTGATCAAGTTGATCTCTATGGCCGTGGATTTAATGAGATTGAAGATAAAGAAGAGGGACTTTGTGATTACATGTTCTCTGTTGCAATTGAGAACGGACAGTATAAAACATATTTCACTGAAAAGATTCTAGATTGTTTTGCCACAGGAACCATTCCTGTGTATCTTGGTGCTCCTGATATTGGTGATCACTTTAATATGGATGGAATCATTCAGTTGAGTGATGAGTTTGACATCTCAGATGACATTTATTATGATAGGATGGATGCGATCAAAGATAATTTAGAACGCGCAAAGAAAATGGAAGTTTTAGAAGACTTCATTTGGGAAAACTACTTACGGTAAAATGGTAACGGCAACACTAAGACATATTAAAGACTTTCATTATTGGAACCTAGGACCAGACGGCACGTATCAGAACGGATTTTATCCAAGTCTGGTACGTGTTCCTGGTAGAAAGGGCTATATTGGAACCTGTAGGAATGGTAGGGCAAACCTTGATGATGTCTTGCATATCATTCACTATGATGACGATTTCAACCTGACTTATAGAAAAGAGATTACCAAAGGTGAAGACCCTAGGACGTTTGTCTTTAATAATAAGGCATACTCCCTGACCTGGGATCCTAATCATCAAGAGATCTTGAGATATAAGTTAGTTGACTTGATTGACGAGAAAGTAATCAATCTCTATATCGATAATGTTCCACCATCTCCTCTCCGCGTTCTTGGTAAGAATTGGATGACCATGCAGAAGGATGGTGAACTTTACATTCTTCTGACTATTGACCCAGAGATTAATATTCTTCACGTTGATATTGAGACTGGTGAGTGTACATGGGTAACACCATTTGAAAATGTACAAAGAGGTTTGCCCATTTCAGATAGCAGAGGTGGAAGTCCTTTGATTTTCCATGAGAAACTGGATATGTATATTGGTTTGGGTCATAGAACTCACAACTATGAAAGGCATACACCATTCCTTTACACACTGTCAAAGGACTTTAAGACTTCTGTAATGGGTGAGGATATTGAAACTGGTAAGACTGTAGTGGAGGATCCTCTCTCAATCTATGAGGAAGATGGAAAGATCTATTGTTGCATTAGTAATTGGCTTCACCCAGATGGATGTGCTAATTTGTATGAGGTTACTGTAGAATGAGATACGTTGTAGATATTGACGGAACTATCTGTATTCCTGGTCCTACTGATGAAACAAGGTATGATCAGGCACTTCCAATTCAGGATCGGATAGATGAAATAAATAAGTTGTATGATGAAGGTCACACTATCATCTACTTAACTGCCAGAGGAATGGGTAGGCACAAAAATAATGCAAACCTGGCAAGACAAGAATTTTACGAATTTACTGAAATACAATTGAGTTTGTGGGGATGTAAATATCATGAACTTCATCTTGGAAAACCTACGGCTGATTTTTATATTGATGATAGGGGGGTAAATTCTGATGAGTTCTTTTCACAAGAAACCGTGGGGAGGGTATGAAGTTCTACTAGATTCTGAAACTTATAAAGTAAAGAGAATCATAGTAGATCCATATCAACAGTTTTCACTTCAGTATCACAATAAAAGAGTAGAGCACTGGGTGATTGTAGATGGTGGAGGTAAAGTAATCGTTGATAACAGCGAACATATTGCCTTCCTTAGATCTTCATGGTATATTAAAGAGAAATCTATTCATAGAGCAACAGCTGCTTCGGACGGATTAGTTTTTATCGAAACCCAAATTGGTAAGTGTGATGAAGATGATATCGTCAGAATACAAGATGATTATGGAAGAGTAACATGAAAGTTTTAAATCTCGGATCAAGTGGGCAAATTGGTGCCTACCTTACAGAATACCTTCGCAAGAAAGGTCATGAGGTTATCGAGTATGATAAGAACCTTGGAGCACAATACAACCTCACTGCTATACCTAGCACCTGGTTAGAGTCCTGTATCAAGCAAGCAGACTTTGTATTCTTCCTTGCCTTTGATGTAGGTGGTTCACGATACCTGAAGAAGTATCAGCATACCTTTGACTTCATCAATAATAATACTAGACTGATGGCAAATGTCTTCGGTCTGTTGGAGAAGTACAATAAAAGATTTGTGTTTGCATCATCTCAGATGAGCAACATGTCTTACTCTCCTTATGGTGTAATGAAACGAGTGGGTGAACTTTACACTACATCACTGAAGGGACTAACTGTTAAGTTCTGGAATGTGTATGGTATCGAGAAAGACATGGACAAGGCTCATGTCATCACTGACTTCATCAAGAAAGGATTTGAAGAGGGTGATTTTGAGATGATGACCGATGGCACTGAAGAACGTCAGTTCCTCTATGCTGAGGACTGTTGTGAGGCACTTGAATCCATCATGGAAAACTATACTGACTTTAAATCAGAAGATCCCCTGCACATTACATCTTTCCATGCAACATCTATTAAAGAAGTTGCTGCAATCATCATGGGACAGTTCAATTTGATTGACAAACCAGTTAGAATTAATCCTGGTCTTGCAAAAGATAGTGTGCAGATGGATAAGAGAAATGAGGCAGATACTTATATCACTGGATGGTGGATGCCTAAAACTAACATGCAAGACGGTATCAAAGCAGTCTTTGACGAAATGAAAAAGGAGTATGGTTACTGATGTTATCTTTTAATAAACTTGGTAAGTCTGGTCGTCTTGGCAACCAGATGTTTCAATATGCAGCACTGAGAGGTATTGCTGCCAATCGTGGGTTTGACTGGGTTGTTCCACCTCCAGGTACATCAGGTGTTGATGAGTTTGGTTGTGAGAACAACTACTGTATGTTTGAAACCTTCAAGATGACTGGTGCCACAGAGGAGCATCATGGCATTCCTGATAATATTCCTTGGGCTATCTGGAAAGAGTTTCACTTCAACGAACAACTCTTTAATGAATGTCCTGATAATGTAAACCTGGATGGATACTTTCAGACCGAGAGATATTTTGAGAATGTAGAGAAAGAGATCCGTGAGGACTTTAAGTTCCAGGACTCTATCTACAAACCATGTAAGGAGATGATGGATAGTATTGAGGGTGATCGTAAGATCTTCCTTCACATCCGTCGTGGTGATCCTAAGTTGCCTTGGGCATATGTTAACCTAGAGGCAGCACATCCCGTATGTACATTTGATTATTATGAAAAAGCCCTTGCTGAGTTTCCTGATGATATCCCTGTCGTTGTGTTCTCTGATGTTATTGAATGGTGTAAGGAACAGGAATTCTTTAATCCAGATCGATTCATTTTTTCCGAGACCACTGATGAATTATCTGATGGTCAGAGAGTCCCCTGGACAGATCTATGTCTAATGTCTCTCTGTACCGATGCTATCATCGCCAACAGTTCATTCTCTTGGTGGGGTGCATGGTTGATTGATAATCCTGAGAAAAAAGTAATCGCACCTAAGAGATGGTTTGGCGCACAGTATGATCACTATCATATGGATGACTTGATTCCTGAAACCTGGACTGTTCTGTAATGGATCTCACCTTTCTAATTCCTACTAGAATTGAAACAGAAGACCGACTGAGAAACATCATCTCGTCGGTTTCTTATTTGTTGCGACATACTAATGCACATGTGATTGTGAAGGAAGTAGCTCCTAGAAATACTTTCCTATTCAGGGCACTGCCTGAAATCAAGAAGTATGCGGACACGACCAACCTCATTCATTCGTATGAAGAAACTAATGAACCACTTTTCTGTAAGAGTAAGGTTCTGAATGATCTCATCGTTGAATCTAATACAAGAGTGGTTGCAAACTATGATGCTGATTGCATTCTTCCAATCCCATCATACCAAGAAGCATATGATTTGATTATTAATGATAAGGCAGATATAGTGTATCCTTATCAGTGTGGTATCTATCAGTGGTGTGCTGACTTTAGTATGGAGATTTTCTCAGAGTTTGTGAAGTCTTGGAACGGCACATCTGTTCTTGATAAGAATAAGAGGCTTTCTAATTCTACGATTGGTTGGTGTCAGTTCATCGACCGTCAAAAGTATATCGACTCTTATATGATGAATGAGAACTTTGTGTCATGGGGATGTGAGGATGATGAGTTCTACTTCCGTATGAGCACACTGGGACATCGTATTGCAAGACTTAATAATTATGTCTACCATCTTGAGCATGGTAGGACACACAACTCCTGGTTCAGTAATCCAAACTTTAATAACAACTATCAACTCTGGAATACGATCAAAACATTTGACAGAGATCAGTTGGTGAAGTATTATGAGAACCAGGACTATCTGAAAACACGTAAAGCACAACTGAAATGATAGGATTTAATGCGCTAGGACGAATGGGTCGTCTTGGCAATCAGATGTTCCAGTATGCAGCCCTCAAAGGACTGTCAAGAAATAATGGAGCAGAAATCACCATCCCATACTATCAGGATGCTGTTGATGATGGCATAGGCAATATGCTTCGGACTGAGTTGTTTGACTCTTTCGATCTGAATGTTAATATTGGTTTATTAAATAATGGACATGCACCAGTTGTGCAGGAGAGACATTTTCATTTTGATGAAGAACTCTTTCGCTTGTGTCCTGACCACGTAGATATTCGTGGATATTTTCAGACGGAGAAATACTTCAAGCATATTGAGAGTGAAATTCGTGAGGACTTTACATTCAAGAAGGAAATTCTTGCACCATGTAAAGAAATGATGGAGGGGGTTAGTGACCCAGTAGCACTTCATGTCCGTCGCACGGACTATGTAAGTAACAGTGCCAACCATCCTCCATGCTCTCTTGAGTATTACAAGAAAGCCCTATCACGCTTTGAGGCACATCGCACGGTGATTGTATTCTCTGATGACCCTGCATGGTGTAATGAACAAGAACTCTTCTCTGGGGACCATTTCATGATCTCTGAGAACGATGATAATCGGATGGACCTCTGTCTAATGACACTCTGTAGCGATTTCATTATCGCTAACTCCTCTTTCTCCTGGTGGGGTGCATGGCTTGCTAATAGGGGTATAGTTATTGCCCCTAAACAGTGGTTTGGCACCGATGGATATACAAAAGATCACGATACAAAGGATGTAGTACCCGATGGATGGACACGAATTTAGTACGATGGACAAGAACAAGTCCGCATTTAAACTGAAAGGTCTCCCCACAATCTATTGGCTCAATCTGGATGCCGATGAGAACAGAAGGTTCTACATGGAGGAGCAGTTTAAATATTGGCAAGTTGAAAATCATATTCGTATCGCTGGATATGATGCGAGGGAGGATGATCCATCAGAACATCTGAAAGGAAGGGTTCCTGACAGTGTGAGTCCTGCTGAGTTGGGATGCTGCATGTCCCACCTCAAAGCGATTAAGCATTTCTATGAAGAGACTGAAGATGAGTATTGCATGATCCTTGAGGATGATGTAGACTTTTCTACAGTAAAGCACTGGAACTTTACTTGGCATGAATTCTTTGGACTTCTCCCATATGATTGGGATTGCGTTCAGATGACTGCCATCACAACTGGAGACATCCACGTAAAACTTCACCACAAGTTCATCAACGATTTCTCTGCAGCAGCCTATCTAATCTCTAGGCATCATGCTGCAAAGATGATGAAGTATCATATCCGTGGTAATAAGTATAAGTTGGATAATGGTGTAAAACCCAGAGCAGTCTCTGAAGATACAATCTTAGAAACTGGTAAAACTTACACCATTCCTTTGTTCTTGTATAATCTAGATTTTAGTTCTACGATTCACCAAGAACATATTGGCGTCTTCCATCAAGGACCACATACTGCTCTGTCAAACTACTGGCAGCAGCAAGGACCAAACGTTGACATCCGAGACTGGATGAACTATGATCCTTATCTTGGTCGGATCGTCCACAACTCTGCACAGCAGAATGTGGAAAACCCACCAAGTTGACAGAATCTCAAGACTCTGTTAATATAAATACTTAACCTTTTGTCTTTCAGTAATTAAAGTAACGAAAGGTATACTTAACACGGGACAGTCGAGTCCCTATTCATCTGCGGGTATCCATTCCGCAAGTAACTAAAGGTAACAAAAATGTTTAAATCTGTATTCGCAGCTTCTGCTGCTCTGTTCGCTTCTGCTGGCGCTGCCCTTGCAGGTCCATACGTTAACGTAGAAACCAACGCTGGTTGGACTGGATCCGAGTACAACGGTGCCGGAACAGACCTCCACGTAGGCTATGAAGGTGCATTCAGTGACACTGGTTCGTTCTACGTTCAGGGCGGTGCTACTGTACTGACTCCTGATGGTGGTGACGCTGACACCGTTCCTTCTGGTAAGGCAGGTCTTGGCTTGGGTCTGACTGACGCTCTGGGTGCATATGGTGAAATCTCTTTCGTCGGTTCTGGCGACGAAGATCTTGACCGTGGTTACGGAGCAAAGTTGGGCGTCAAGTACAACTTCTGATTGTTCATATAGACAAGTAAATATCTAGATGTTATACTGGGGGTGCGACGGCATCCCCTTTTTTTATGAGAAATTATTTTGTAAGGATCGCCACTCATCCTGCTACACACTTTAATTTGATTTCTATTGGAGTATTGATTACGATTGGAATGCTTCACAACTATGCTCACTTTACGATGGATAAAGATGCAGATGCTTATGTGAGGCAGTGGTGTAGGTCATCATCAGAAAACAAAAAGATCTGCATCCGCTATGGCGGCAACATGGACTATTGACAAAACTTTATGTTTCCTATATACTATGTAAAGAAACATTACGGAGTGTATCATGACTGTAACAACTGAAGATGGTGGACGCACAAACCTGTTCGCCAGAGAACCCCAAATGTATATCTCACAAACTGACGCGGAACGTTACGGTTATGAGTCATACGCAGAGAAAGCAGAGAAACTAAATGGTCGCACTGCGATGATTGGTTTTATTGCAGCAGTTGTTTCGTATGCTACATCTGGTAGTGTATTCTTCTTTGGCGCATTCGGATTCTAATGACTGAAATTATTTTTACCGTTACGGCAGTTGCTTTTTTCTGCCTACTCGGTTATACTGTGGAACAACTTTCGGAAACCTATTGATGGAAACTTCTATTGCTGAACTCCTTACTTATTATGTAATCGGTGGTGCTCTTATCATAGGACCACCTGCAATATTCCTAATCATCGCTATGATGGCAGCACTCCAAAATACGAAAGGACGTATGGTTGGATACAAAGATCACAAAACTTATGGTGATATCTCATTTTATGAGAATGCACCATCAGACCAAACTAAATTTTATCTTACACTAGGCGAATAGATAGAAAACATTTCTAATTATTATGCCTGATCCTAATGCTCTCTATGATGACATGGAGAAGCTCAACGCTTTATACGAAGAACTTTGCTGGGATCATGATGACGAACTGATGTTTAGTCATGACGGAAGCAAAATACTCATAACAAACAAAACACTAAAGGAAAAAAACGATGTTTAATGAATCAGCAGAACGCATCAACGGTTGGGCAGCGATGATCGGAGTGATCGCTGCGATGGGTAGTTACGCAACCACAGGACAAATCATTCCAGGTATCTGGTGATGGGATTTGTAGTAGCAGCACTGCTGTTTCTTATTCCAATTGGCGCAGCAGTTAGAGACTCATGAGTATAGAATGGGCACAGACAACTATTTTTTTATTGGCACCCCTATTCTTTATGCTCCTCTTCATAGAAACTAATGAAGATGATGATGGACCACCAGACGGAGGGATGATGACACCAGTTTATGCACCGTCACCCTCTTGACACAGAACACAAAACAGTTTATAATTCGGGGGTACTACGCACCCCCTTTTTAATGTTCGGCCGAATCGCTGCTTACACTTCTTTGATACTTCTTAGTGCTTCATGCGCTACTAAGGCTGTAGAGACGAAGAAAGAAGTTGTGAGTGCTCCTGTAGAACCCTATGTAGCTACTTGGAAGTGTGAAGATTGTACTCCAGAAGAAAAGTATGTTCTTGAACAACTACAAGACAAAACAAGAATTACAGATCGGAATGCCTTAGCAACGATCATGGGTAACATTAAACAGGAATCTAAGTTCATCTCCAACATCTGTGAAGGTGGTGCTCGGGTAAATTATGAAGACTGTCTTGTTGGTGGGTATGGTTTGATCCAGTGGACCAGCGTTAATCGTTATGATAATCTTGGGAGATTTTGTAATAAATTCGATTGTGACCCTAGCACTCTAGAAGGTCAGACTCGTTATATGATTAACGAGAACATCTTTCAACGCTACCTCCCTGAGTTTGAGGGTAATGGTCAAACCATCTCACAGTACATGGTTCCTGCATACTATTGGCTGGGATGGGGAGTCAAAGGTAACAGAGAACTTTATGCATACGACTACACAAAAAAACTTGTACTGGCATGATTAATACTCTCAAAAATATTTTAGGATTTACCAAACAGAAAAAGGTTAAGTGTACTATTGATGACATAGAAGCACCTTTATTTGAATGTGGTCCAGGACATTTGACTCAAGGATATGGTTTCTTTGGGTATACTGGTGTTCCTGCACCAACTGTTCTGACTGACGATCCTTGGTTTGGTCCTGCTCCCATCTCTGATTCAAATAAAGACTACATGGAGAAAGAAGCAGAGATCAAAAAAGAAGAAGCAGAGAATCGTCAGTATTGGACAAATGAACAAGAGAACATTCATCAGATAATGTATGAAATAGCAACCAGGAGTAGTGGCACTACTCTTCAACTTGATCCTATCGGAGGATCCGAAAACTTCCAAGGGGGTTCAGAAAATGTTCATCGATGATTGGCGCTACAGTGACCAGAAAATGAAGATCAGAGAACAAGCACTCAAAGTATTGCTTGCAAAGTTTGGTGCTGCACTAGAGAAAGGATCTCCTAAATATTCAAATCAATCAATCTATGAGTGTGCTCACGACTGGGTTTCCCAAGGCAATATGCACACTGCAGGGATTGTAAAATACTACGAGGCTTATTATGCAAAAAGTAATTAATGTTTTAGCAGTTCTTTCTTTTGTTGGAACTGCGGGTATCGTCGGTGGCGGCACTGCACTATATCTCAATAAGGATTCTATTGTTGAGAACATCAAATCTCAAGTTGCATCTGCAGCAGCAGAAGCAATTTCTGCAGAACTTCCTGGAATGATGGATGCTGCTATGCCTGAACTTCCTACTACTACTGGTGGCACTATTCCTTCTACAGGTGGTGCTGCTCTCCCATTTTGATAATCTATTATGAAAAAAATTATTGCGTCCCTGGTTGCTGCGGCGGCGGTTGCCCTACCTGCCCTTTCAGACCCCCTAAAAGATAACGAATATTATACCAATCATTCGATGGGGTGTATGTTACTCCGAGAGTGTACCGATGAAGTCAAACAAGTCTTTAGTCTTTTGGATATTTCTAGTGAGTATCCCAATACTGACGATTTTTATTCTGTTGCTAACGAATTCAACTCTATGCTTGTCGCCCTTAACCAGGTCGGAGTTAACGTGTTTCTAGCAGATGAAAAATATTTTCCAGTCGGACACCGTGGAGTTTATCATACTGTAGGTAACAATTTCTTTCTGAACAAAACGTTCATGAAGCGTCCTCATATATTAATGAGTGTGATGCGCCACGAAGGATGGCACGCTGCACAAGATTGTATGGCAGGAACAATTGACAATAGTTTGATTGCTATTATTCATCATGAGGATGATGTTCCTGCGATGTGGCAAGAGATGGCACGGAGAGCCTATGTATTGCAACCCTCTGCTATTCCTTGGGAGAAGGAAGCAACCTGGGCAGGTAAAACTGAAGGCATGACTATGAAAGCACTTCAGTCTTGTGCTGCAGGTACTATGTGGTCCGACTATGATCCGACTCCAAAGACTCGCGAATGGTTGGTTGAAAACGGATACCTTTCTAAATAGAGTTGCCCTTGTTGGTGACATATGCCCGAAGAAGTTAAGGTAGAAGAGACCAAAAAGGAAGACCCAAAGAAGAAAGGTCCATTAGGAAAGTTAAAAGAAAAGGTTGGAGATGCTGAGGATAACCTTGCCATTCTTTCAACCTTTGTTCGTTTAGGAATTCTTGTGTGGTCCGGTGGTATTCTTACCCTGAACTATGTAACAGTTCCTGGGTTACCACAGCAGAAAATTGATCCGACTTTTATAGCCAGCGTCTTCACCGGAGTTTTGGCTACGTTCGGAGTCCAGACGGCGAAGAAATCTGGTGATGGCACTATGAAGATGAATGGTGCTAATGCTGCTGCTGCAGCTGGTGGTAGTGGAATTACAAAAGAAGATCTCGAAAGATTAATTGCTGCTGCATCCCAGACTGCACCTGCTCAGACCATTAGAGTTGAGCAAGGCCCAATCAAAATTGTAACCGATCAACCTCCATACAAGATGTGATATGAAACCTTACCTCAAGTGGACTGCCATTAGTCTTGGTAGTGTCGTAGCAATCGCACACATCGGTGTGTTGGGACATTTGGTCCGACGAGAACCTAATAGGATTCAGGTCCCGACCATTAACATTCCACGCGGCACTCCATATTCTTCTTATAAAATAGAAGCAGGTAAAGAAGGTTATAGTATAGAATACAGGGCAAACGATCCTGCTATTCTTGAGTCACAAAAATCCTTATCATTAGATAAAACTAAGAGAGGATTCTTTGGTGGCGGTACTGAGAGTCGTCGCGAATGGCGTCAAGATCAATTCACTATGGATGGCACTAGAAATCTAGGAGGTGTTGGAGGAGATGGCGAGGGAAAGTTGACTGCAAAAGAGGAAGAGTGTTTAGTGGCGGACGCTGGAGCACGGTCACAAGGTGCGATGGCAGGTAGTGCTATTACTGCTGGTGTTGCTGTTCCTGCTGTGATTGGCGTTCCATATGTTGGCTGGTTGGCAGCAGGATGGGTTTCCCTGTTAGGAAATAATATTGGATCTTCAGCAGGGTCGTTAGTAAATTCTGCAATTAGTGACTGTTAATGAATTTAATTCTTCGTCCTCTTGATAATATTGCTGATCCTGTTTGGAGTGTAATTATTTCCTTAATCATACTTCTTGCTGGAGTTGCATATTACATCGTCTATATAATGCGTATGGCTTTTGATGAATTGAACGATGGCGGATCAAATCGACAAGAAGGACGCGGATCAGGATCAACTGATAGCACTGCTGACTCACAGGATTGAAGACGCTGAAAAAACTCAAGAAGAACTCCGCGATCGTGTTCGTAAATTAGAAAAGTGGGTATGGGGTGCCGGTGCCGTCATAACTGCTGCCATTACACTAATCGGAATAGCAACAGCAGTAGAATCAAAGGAGATCGAGTATGGGCGCTATGGTTCCCCCCAGCAGGAAGTCGTGTTACAACTTCCGAGTAGTTGAGATCAATCGTGTTCTTGATGGTGATACTATCGATGTCACTATTGACCTCGGGTTTGATTTATACAAGAAAGAAAGAGTTAGAGTTGCAGGAGTTGATACGCCGGAGAAGAGAACCAAGAACTTAGAGGAGAAAGCTCTGGGACTTGATGCTACCAACTGGATGAAAGAAAAACTAGAAGGTGCTATTGCTGGTGACGATGAACTCTCTGTCAGAACTGAATTGGTTGGCGGTATGGGTAAGTACGGTCGCCTTCTTGGTTGGTTATATATTGGAGATGCAGAAGTATCGTTGAATGAAATGATGATTGAGGAAGGATATGCTCATGCCTACGATGGTGGCACCAAGGATATGAACCTTGAAGCACTTCGTGTCATTCGTAGAGAACATGGTACTCTGGTTGAGTAATGATTCCAGAAATACGGTTAGGTAATATTGATATTGGAATTAATCAAGTTAGTAATTTGATTATTAATGATACGCCTGACTGGTTGAAAACTCCATCACATGCAATACCAATTTACCCACCCGTGACTACACAGGTGGGTATTCCTATTGTTAATATACCAGGGTGTGTTGAGTCCCATAGGGATAGTGGTGAGAATCAAACACTGAAGGATGAAGATAAGGATGGTGTTCAAACATTCTGTGATGCTGGAACTCCTAATTTTTATCCTATTGATTATGATCCGAATAAGTTAGAGTTGACAACAGAGGCACCACCACCTCCACCTATGAAATCTCCTGAGAAAGAAGAGGATACTAAAACAGATACCGAAGCACCAGCACCACCTAAGACGGATACTGCATTAGCAGAGTGTCCTACAAGAGAGCAACAGTTAAAGAATCCTGTAGGAAAAGTATTACAAAACAATAAAAAGATAGTCAGGTATGAGACAGTAGGAAAAGAATGTCTCCCTGTATTTGAGAATTTAAATATACCAGATCAGATTATTGCCAACTTACCATCACCAGGTGCTGTAACTGTTACCGCCTCAATTGCTGTAGTCGCGACGACATCTGCACTGCTCGCAAAGCCTCTTGCTGATCTTTTGTTAAAGGTTGTGAAACCGACTGTGAAGAAGGTAATGAAGAAGATTGCGACCTTACGGGGTAAGACGCCCCCTGTATTGTCTGCGTCTGAGAGGAAGGCGGAGCAACGGGATCGGAATCGGGCGATAAAGATTTTACGGTCGGCACTGAAACCGAAGGGATAGAGTGGCGATGTTGCTTAACTGTATTGACATTTTGAACTAAAACGTCTGCACATATTTTAAAGTAAGGACTTCTGGGGTGGAAACTGATTCCCCTCTGCATAAGTTCGCCACAGTTCTTAAGACGAGCTATCTCAAAGTCTAATCTTTTATTAGCAAGCATCTGTCCTTGTAAAGCAATCTGAGTTTCTGCTGCTTGCTTACAACGTTCTTGTAGTCCACCATCAAGTGGGAAAGAAAGTGTTGCAGATAAACCAAGACTAGTGCTGTAATTTCTAGTGTCACCAGTTCTTACTGGTTTTTTCCAGAGTTCCTGTCCTGGATTGTCTGGTACTCCATCTCCTGTCATTTCCATAACAGTGATAGGCATATCTGCACCATCTTCATAGGCACGAACAGTCTCACCTGCGGAGTTTGTATATGTTCTATCATCATAATGTTCAGACCAAGGCCAGTTCTTTACATTCTTTGTAACTTCTACTAACTGACCTTCAAAATCTCTTCCATCATATTGAGGTTCCATGTAATGTGTCTCAAATGGATCCTTCTCATTACGAGCATGAGTAATGAATGGTGTGATATTAGCAGTCGGTCCTTGACATGCAATACCACCACCGTATTGATTTGTAATATATGGTCCTTGTAAAACCTGAATGGCTTGGTTAGTAACCGAGCCTGAACTATTTGCGATTGGGTTTGCTGTTGCACTTACACCCCCGACATCTGCTGCATGAGCAGGGGCAGTTACAACCGCAGTCAGAACAGATAGACATAATGTTTTTACTGTGTAAAGATACTTGTTGTGTCTGTGATGCTTGTTACGTCCGTAACTCTTTGAATTACAGTTTGATTCGTTACACCCGGTCCCATGTAGGTCTGAGTGAACTGGAATGCTGCTCCTGGTTCTGCGATTGTGAAACTCTGTCCATTTAAATCGAGACCAGAGTTGGCGCTTGTTACTTGCCCCTCTGTTCCTCCTAATGGATTCACTATCACTGAGTTGGTTGTTGGGTTTGGACTGAGGGATTGTCCCCCGTTGGTCACGTTTGTTCCCGATACTGAATATTGCCATCCTGTTGCATAGTCTATAGAGTTAATCGTTTCAGTCACCTTCGACGTTGTTTCCGTGTGACTTGTCATCGAGCCCTGTGTGAAGTTTGGGACCACGGGGACCGCCTGGGCAGGAGCAAGTATGACACTTGCACCCACCACACTCATTACATACCAAAAGATTATCCTTCCAGAAGTCATGTTTTCTGACCTCCATTATTTAGTGTAGAATCGAGAGCTCGCTGACAAATTGACCAGTAGCATTTGTACCAGCTCCACCAGCAGTCAAAGTAATAGCACCGTTGGTTCCAATAGTACCAGCTAAAGAACCAGCAGTTCCTGCAGTTGTGGATGTAATGTTACCGAAGTTTGCAACATCACCAACAGTGACTGCACTGGTTGGAATTGCATCAGCCTGTGTATAAGACTGAGAGAAACTAAAAGCGTTTCCTGGAGTGTCTTGAGTGGCAGCAATAGTACCTGGAGAATAAACACCAGAAGTAATTGCACCAGTAGAAATTGTATTAACTGTTGTTCCGTCAGTAGTATCTACGCCGTTGCCTGAGATTGAGAATGTACTACCTAGTCTTGTGACATTAGTAGCAGCAGCATCAACGGTTAATTGAACACTAGAAGATAGTTTATGAGTAAGAGCACCTGCATTCGCTGCTGATGCTGTCATCAATATCATTATGAAAGGTAGAAACCTATTCATAGATAAACCGAGAAGGGTATGTATATGTATTTAGAGAGATGTTGTTTACGAAATAAATTATTGTTCACGATAATACTTGACACATAACTAAAGTGTCACTAGGATAGGTTTGTTAGGTTTGGATGAGACTTTAACAAAAAATCTCCTAGTAGGTTGCTCAGGACAGAAAAGAAAGTGGATACGTCCAGGACCAGGTGGTTAAAGGGTTGACAGGACGAGAAAACCGTAGTATTATAAATAAGTCGAGAGGTTAAGGAACCAACACATTTCTTAACTGTTCGTTACACCCCGCAAACCAAGACCTATAGGGTGTCTAAATCACGTCTTTAATACCTGCCTCTGAGGGTGAGACAGGAATATTTTACCAGTGTTTCCCTGCACTTATATCTAACCCTTTTTCAAAATGGCTTCAACTCTTTCAAGGCAACAATCAACCTCATCGTGGGAATCTTTCTGCGAGTGGGTAACTTCTACCAATAACCGCCTCTATGTCGGTTGGTTCGGCGTACTGATGATTCCAACTCTGTTGGCAGCAACCATCTGTTTCATCGTCGCCTTCGTCGCTGC